GACAGCCTGGGGACGGTTCCTGGTGGCGATGTTGAGCTGGGCACGATCATGTACGCCGGCGCCCTCTACCGGGAGCGCGGATCGGTGGATTCGTTTGCCTCATTCGAGCAGATGGGACCGCCGATTCCCTACGGGGCTCACGGGCAGATCAATCGCCTGCTGGGCATCAATAGGGCGCAGGTTGCATGAGCGCCACGGGCATCTTTGCCGAGGCGCGTTCGTCGCTCGTTACGTCCCTGCAGGCTTTGGGCCTGACAGTCGTCACGGACATTCGTAACGCACGCCCCATTTCCGTGCTGGTGGACCCACCTACGTTCACCTGCTTCAACAGCAACATCGCCGAAATCGAAATCGGCGTGAAAGTGCTGGCAGCACCACCGGGGAACCTCGATTCCCTGGACTACCTCATCACGACCGCCGACACGATCATGGATTCGGAAATCAGCCTGATCCGTGGCATCCCGGGCGTGATGAATGTGGGTGGGCAAGAAGTTCCTACCTATGACCTGACCGTTCGCGTTTCTACTCAAAGGAGCTAAGCCGTTATGGCCGCGACAACCTATCTCTCACAGCCGGCCAGCATCACCGTTGGCGGCGTGGAGCTCGCAGATCAATGTTCCGCAATCACCCTCACGCTCGGGCAGGCGTCGCTCGATGCGACCGCGTTTGGCGATGGTGGCTCGCGCATGGCCGGCGGTCTGCAGACCGTGGACGGCACGATGACGCTTTATGTGGATTACGGCGCATCAGCCGTCGAGACGACGATCCATGGCGAAGTTGGCCAGGGCGACACGACCATCGTGGTCAAGAAGGACAGCGGCGCCATCGCCGCAGACAATCCCGAGTGGACGATCAGCAATACCATGATCGCCGACTACCCTGTGACCTACACCGTGGGCGAGCTGCAGGTGATGGAAGTCAGCTTCACCGGCGGTACTTGGGTGCGCGATATCACGCCGTAACCGATAGGCAAGGGGGAACAGCATGGCCGAGGGAACAGCGGTACAGGGAAACATCCGTTTCTCAACGGCAGACGGCGAATGGGTCGTGGACATTGCCAGCATCAAGAACACAATCGCATTCGAACGCCATTTCGACATTTCGGCCCAAGTGCTGCAAATGTCACCACGGCTCGAATATGTCGCTTTCATGGCCTGGTCTGCGGCCCGTTCTGCCGAGCTGCCTGTGGCAGACACGTTTGACGGGTTTCTCGATGAAGTCGTGGACCTCGAAGTGGTGGAAGGCGAGGGCGACCGAGACGCAAACCCTACGGCCGGGGATCAGTAAGCAGGGCGCTGGCCGTCGTGCTGGTGGAAACCGGCTTCTGGCCCCCGGGTGTAGATTTCACGATGAAAGACCTCAATACGGTCTTCGACGTAATGAAGGAGCGCGGATAGCGTGCCGGTAGGGGTTCACACCGAAGTCGTGGGCGTCAAGGAGACAATCAAGGCCCTGCGGCGAGTGGACCCCGAATTTCGCAAGGAATTCAACCGGGCAGCGAAAGCAATCGTCGCGCCGATGGTGGCCGAGGCAAAGGGCCTCTACCCCCAGCTGCCGCTTTCCGGAATGGCCCGCTCATGGACGCCCAAGGCCTATTCGATATTCCCTTGGCAGGCCTCAAAGGTCCGTTCCGGCGTGAAAGTCAAGACCAGCACGCGCCGAGACAAGAATTCCGTCTTGTACGTCAGTCAGGGCGACCCCGCCGGCATCCTGTTCGAGACTGTCACGACCGGGAACAGGCTGGGGCAGAACATTCGAGCCCGTTCTGATCGCGTCCTGTGGCCGACCGCCGACCGGCACGCACCACAGATTCAGGCCGGCGTCGCGCTCCTGGTCAAGAAGGCCGAAAAGACCGTGCAATGGATGGTTGATTAGTGGCGATCACAATCCCCATCCTCACGGATTTCAATGGGCGCGGCATTGATCGCGGCGTCAAGGAATTCCAGCAGCTCGAAGGCAAGGGCGCGAAAGCCGGCCTTGCCATCCGTAAGGCTTTCCTGCCGGCGGTCGCAGTCCTGGGCGGCATCGCGCTCATGGCCAAGCAGGGCGTGGCCGGCGTCATGGAGGACGAGGCCGCTGTCGCAAACCTCGAAGCCACGCTCAAGAGCACCGGGAACGCGGTGAACACCACCTCAAAGGGCTTCTTTGAGTTCGCCAATCAGCTGCAGGACACCACCGGGGAGAGCGCGGCGCTCATCACCCAGGGCGGCGCGATGCTGGCGACCTTCAAGAAGGTCAGGAACGAAACGGGGCAGGGAAACCGGATCTTTGATCGCGCCACGGTCGCAGCCCTTGACCTTTCTAAGAAGGGTTTCGGATCTCTCGAATCATCGAACAAGATGCTGGGCAAGGCGCTGAACGATCCCATCAAGGGCATCGCGGCGCTGGGCCGCGCCGGCGTCACGTTCACGGAAGAGCAGAAAAAGACCATCAAGAGCCTGGTTGAAACGGGCGACACGCTGGGCGCTCAAAAGATCATCCTCAAGGAAGTCGAGGATCAGGTAGGCGGCACAGCGAAGGCGATGGGCGAGACCACCCAGGGGCAGCTCGAGCGCGGCAAGCGTTCGTTTGAGGAGCTACAAAAGACTCTGGCCATCGCCCTCATTCCCGTTATTGAGGTTGCGGCGAGCGTATTCAGAAGCCTTACCGGCTGGATGCGCGAGAATCAGGGACTCGTGAAGGTTCTCATAGGGGTGTTCGGGGGGCTTGCCGCTGCCATTGTGGCCGTCAATGCGGTGATGAAGGTGCTGGGCACGATTGGCCTACTGACAAACCCCATCGGCCTTGTGGTGGTCGGCGTTGCGGCGCTTACAGCCGGAATCATCCTGCTGTGGAAAAAGTCGGAAACCTTCCGGCGAGTGGTCGAGGGCGTATGGAACGCCATCAAGGCCGTGGTGTCCGTGGTGGTCAATTACTTCAAGGGGCCTGTGATGGCCGCATGGGACGTAATCAAGGGCGCAATCGACGCTATCAGCGCTCTGATCGAGGGCGATTTTTCCGGCGCCTGGGACGCCTTGAAGCGCGCCGCCGGCGGCGTCATTGACTGGCTCAAGAGCACTCTGCTGGCGCTGCCTCTCACCATTGTGGGGCTGGCGGTCGACATCGGCGCGGCGCTCGTAACAGGCATTGTGAATGGCGCCGCCGATCTGGCGACAAAGGTATGGGACGGAATCAAGGCTATGCCAAGTGCGCTTCTCAACCTCGTCGGGGGATGGGCGGAAGGTCTCGCAACCATCGGTGGGCGCATCATCACCTACATCAAAAACGCGGCTACGGGGCTCGCCGCCGCCGTCTGGGAGAACATCAAGGGCATGGCAGGAGCCCTCGGGGACTTGATCGTGGGCTGGAAAGACAAGCTCATGGAGCTGGGTGGAAACGTCGTAGGCTGGATCAAGCAGGGGATCACGGCGGTTTGGGACCAAATCACCTCAAAGGCCAAGGCCGCTGTCAATGTTCTTATCGACGCCATCAACGGCATTGTGAGCGGCCTCAACACCGTGACCGGCGCAATCAACAACGTTTGGCCAGGGCCGGACATTCCTGAAATCCCGAAAATCCCAAGGCTTGCCAAGGGCGGAATCGTGACCCAACCTACGGTGGCGCTCATTGGTGAGGCTGGCCCCGAGGCGGTCATTCCGCTGAACAGGCGCGGCGCGATGGGCATGACCATCAACGTCGAGGCGGGGCTTGTCAGCACGCCGGATCAGATCGGGCAGCAGATCATCGAGGCTATCCAGCGGGCGCAGCGGCGTAGCGGCCCCGCATTCATGCCGGCATGAGCGTCCCCACCATTCAAGTGCTGGTTGGCTTTGAGCAGACCACCGGATTCGCCACGCCGTTTCAGCTCGATTCTGCGACCTACGGGCTCCTGGGCACGAGCACCCTGGGCGGGATTCAGATGGTGGACGTTACGGAAATGGTGCAAAGCATCAGCATCACCAGGGGGCGCAATCGCAACACCGAGGCATTCAACGCTGGGACGGCACAGGTCACGTTCCACGACCCCGACCGCCAGCTGGACCCTCTGAACGCAAGTTCCCCCTATTACCCCTATGTGGAGCCCCGCCAGCCACCGAGATTTATGCCAACGGTTGCAGCATCTACCAGGGCACGATCACCGACTGGAATCTTGACTACTACTACACCGAAAACGGCAACACCCTCACCGCTGCCTGTTCGGACGCTTTCACCGTTCTGGCGCAGATGACGCTGAACGCCTGGACCCCCGTGGAGCAGACAAGCGGCGAGCGAATCGAGGCCGTGCTGTCCCTGCCGGAAGTGTCATACCAGGGCGGCAGGAACCTCGACACCGGCCAAAGCATCTTGGGTGGCACTCCCGGCGGTGGTGCCGTCTGGGACGTAGCGGAGGGCACAAACGTGCTCCAGTACCTTCAGCGGATCGAGGTATCCGAGGCCGGTTTCCTGTTCATGGACCGCTTTGGCACCCTCACATTCGTCGAGCGTTTCCGGCTGCTGAATCCTGCGGTGATGATCGAGTTCACCGATGACGGGACCGGAATTCCCTATTCCTCCCTGCTGAACCAGTTCGGCGACGAGCTTCTCTACAACTACATACATATGCAGTCCCCCGCCGGCGCTGTGCAGGATTCCCTCGACGCCGATTCCATCGCCCGCTACCAAACGCTCGACTACTCAAAGCTTGACCTGCTGAACAGCACCACCTCGGAAGTGCTGAACCTGGCTGACCGCTTTCTGGCCGTCCACAAAGATCCGTTCCTGCGCTTCACCGGCGTATCCGTGCAGCTGGCCGCGCTAGATGTCACAGATCAGGAAAACCTACTTGATGCGGAGCTCACGGACATTGCCACGGTTCAGAAGTCATTTTCGACCGGCTCACCGTCTAGCGTGACCGAAACCCTGTTGGTTTCCGGTATTGCCCACGAAATCAGGCCGGGGGATCACCGAATCCGCTTTACATTCGAGTCAATAGACACGCGAGCATTCTTTACGCTTGACAGCGCCCTCCTGGGCATTCTCGATACAAACCTTCTCGCGTTCTAGGGGGCGCACTCATGGCAAAGACCTATCCCGATATTGGCACCTTCTCACCCGGCGACATTCTCACCGCTGCCACGATGAATGAGGTGGGAACCAACTTGGATAACCAGCGCGTGCCCCCAATGTGCCTGCTGACGATTGCCAGCCTTGCCGTCACGGCGCAGGTGACTCTTGGAAATACGACTACGACGGGGACGTGGACGGAGGAAGTCGATACCGACGCAATGCACGACACGTCCACGAATCCGACGCGAATTACCGTAAATACTGCGGGCATCTACATTGTCACGGCTTCTCTATTGGGCGGCGTTGGGAGCATCAACTCCTACGCAATGATAAAGGTGAACGGGACCGCGCTGGTGCAAAGCACGTTCACGGGCAACTCCTCTTTTTTCACCCGTGGGCAAGCGGTCCTTATTCACAAGGCCGCCGTAAATGACTATTACGATTTCGATACGGCCGCATCCTCTTCCCTGACATCAGCGTTCCGTTTTAGCGCCGTCTGGCAGGGGCAGGCGTCCTAATCTCGCATGACCCCTGAGGATGCAACAGCAATCCGCCATGAGCTGCGCGAGCTGCGCGAGGGCATCGCATCACTCGAAAAGCACGCCGGCGACACCGGGACGCGCCTGGGCACAATCGAGGCACGCCTATTCGACCTCGAAATCTGGCGGGCACGTTTGCAGGGGGCGGCAGCTACATCCCGCGTGGTCTGGCTTCTCGCCGGCGGCGCGGTGACAGGTATCATCATGGAAATCGTGCGGAACACTTAGGGGGACGCATGGCTATCAGTAACGGGCAACAGACGCTTCGAAAGGCGATGAGCTACCTCGGCAGCATGGAGGGACCGCCGAACAGGTCTGGCGATCCGATCGTGGACGAATGCCAAGCCCTTTACGGGCTCGCCGGCGTCCCCTGGTGCGCCTGCTTCGTTGGATACTGCATCGCCAAGAGCGACGCAGCGGCGAAATACAAGAAGGACGCCGCGACCATCATCAATCCCTCAACAGCGGTAATGGTGGACAAAGCGCGGCGCAAGGGCTGGTATGGCGGCGTAAGCCGGAACACAAAACCCGGCGACCTGTTCATCATTGACGGTAAGCACGTCGGATTCATCAACGCGCTACTGACCGGCAACAGATTCCAAACCGTTGAGGGCAACGCAAACGACGGGGTCCGGTCCTACGTTCGCTCTTGGGCCGATGGGTGGCGGGTTATCTCGATTCCGGGCGTGGGCGCTCCCGGCCCCGCTGCCGTCGTGGATGGGTATGGGTTTGACGATACGAGAGTCAAGCTCTACGGCGGTTGGCCGACACGCGAGGCCCGCGACCTCATGCTTCGGAAGTTTGCCGCTGCCAATCCCGACCTATGGACGCAGGCGGTCAGGGTGGGCCGTCCCCAGCCGTTCGCATTCCGCGCCGGCCCGAAGGGCACCTATGGGCATTGGACGTTCGGCCCCTGGCTCCACAAGACCGGCAAGGAACAGCGCGATTCCGTGATGGAGAAGTGGGAAAAGAATCACGAAGGAATCAAGGCCCGTCCGTGGAAAAAGACCTACAAGGAAGCATGATGGCACCCGATACCCTTCCGGCAGGCACCGAAGTCATTGAGCCCCCGCCGGCAGACCCCACCGACTACG